ATTCTGGACTATAGCGAGCATGTGGTAGAAAATATTTTACAGCGTTTACACATAACCGGCGTGTTTTGAGATCAAGTCCTTCTAGTTTTACTGTAGTTTCATCTTCAATTATTAATTCAACTTGTTTCATTGTTAGCCACCTTTTGTATCAAGATTAGCATCTTCCATGCCAACTACTCGTAGTCGAACAATGTTTGATATTTGCCAATTTTTAATTTCTAGTCCCTTCATAAGGGCTAGGTATTTGTTTCTTACTAGGCCTACTTCATTAATAATCATATTCATGCTGACAATATCGTCCTCGCCATCAATGTATTTTTCTATACTGCGATCAGTTAAATCACGCTGGTATCTTTCTAGATATTTTCTATAATGATCGCTTCGCATTTTGTCATATTTGATATTAAGATGTTTTAGGATAGCTTCTATTTCCTGAAGCTGCCCAAACCTGTGCGAGGTGATACCCGATAATTCTTGCGAATTTTTTTCCAGTTTACCAGATATTTTAGGTTCATTTTTAGCTGAATCAAGTTCGCTATTATAGTAATCAATTGCCGAAGGAATTTCAGCTAGATTTTCTACTATACGATTATACCACATTAAAACACATATCTATTATAAAGTTTTCCACAATTTCCAATCTAAGGCTTTGAGTAACAGCAATGTTTTTGCTTGCAGTTGAAGTTGCAGCCACACCACTTCATTTGGATCTTTTCTAGCAACTGCATGCTCTACTTCGACTATTAATTTACGTAAATCATGATCAGTTAACACAAATGCCTGAGATAAAGCTTCTGCATATGATGTGTGCACAGGTGTTTCTGGTACATCTTCATTTGGTTCATTTTCAGGTTTTGGTAATTTTATCGTTTTACGCTTAATTAATGATTCTAGTGTTTCTTGTTTGGTTTCAAATTTTGGAACATCATTTTCGATGTGAATATTTTGAATCAACATAGAATCGTCAGCGTCTTGTTGATTTAGCACAGGATCAACGGATAGTTTATCGTGTTCTTCAACAACGGAGTTGTCTGTAGACAACTCCGTTGTAGTGCTTGTGTTTTCGTTTATAGCTGTGCGCATTAAACGATCTTTAAATTTATTCTTCTTCGTATTCAGGTTCATCTTCATATCCTTCATCGAGGCTACTTGCCAGTTCATCTAGTGCGTAGTCCAAATGCTCATCTTCTTCCCTTAATTCTTCTAGGTCATCAAGATCTATATCTGCATCTATAAAGATTTTAAGAAACCGAACAGCAGCATCATTTTTCTTACCAGGTGGTACAAAATCTGAAAATAGCTCCCAAGTTTCCAATAGTACGTGTTCAGAAATTTCCATGTTATTCTCCTATATCAGTTACCGTATCATTGTCTAGACTGTCTTGTGTTTGTAATAGTTTGCTTTCATCCCACTCATTCATGATTTGATCTAGAAGTGACGTAGGTATAGCTGAACGAAAATATTTGTGTTCTTTACCTGAGTTGTCAACATATTTTAGTTTTGTACTATCTTTTACTAAGACACCTTTCTTCTCAAAAAGGTCAATGAGACCACTATAAGGATCCATACCTGTATCCCAAGGGATTTTTATTTCAACGTTTTCAAACGGCTTGTTATATCTAGTCTTCATAATTTTGCATGCAGCACGAATACCACGAACATCTGTAACCTTTTTACCATCTTCGTCTTCTTTAAGCTTGCGCTTTTGCATAGCTACAACAATTGATGATGCATAAATGAAACCCGAGTTATGGCTGACTACGCCGCTATCTAATAGATAATGATGCGCATCGGGCACTGATATATCATATACTTTTTTGATACCTATATTTTTTTTACTTTTAATTTTGATTTTTTGTAGCGACATTTTTGATATACTCCTTTACCATTTTAATTGATTCTAGCATGTTATCTGATTCCCAAACTACTATAGTATGATACCCTCTGGTATTCAACATACACTGTTGTTTGTTTTTATCTCTGTCCCATATTTCTTGTGCTGTTAAATTTGTTTGTTTATGTAAGTATTCAGAATTATATTTTTTTGGATTACAATGCCAATAGTCTCCATAAAATTCAACACAAAGATTAAATTCTGGGACAACAAAATCGAAAAAATAATAACAATTAAAATTTGAATCTAAAATTCCATATTCACCATTTTCATTGCAGGCACTATAAATTTTGCAGCCAGCAAATATATTGCTTAATTCTAGAAAAAAGTTATTTGCCTTTTCTGAATTATGTCTATTTTTAAATTTTTTAGACCATAACTTTCGTCCTGCTACTTCTCCATGATTGTTAATATACCCATCTAGTGTATAATTTATTTTTCTAGATTCACATAGAGCATTATATTTCAAAGTTCCTTCAGTTTCTCCAAATTTTGATATAAAATATTGCAAAGACATATTATCAGAGCGTTGCATAATGTATGATTTAGCCTCATCCTCACTCATTCCATGTTCCATCCAATATTCTTTGCAAAATGGAGATCTACGTTTTCTTTCAACCGTATCATATTTTTCTAATCTCAGTTGACTATTAGCATGTTGCACTATAGAAACTTGCTTGGTAGCATTTTCCATAGTGTATCCCTTCTTTATCCAATAATCAACGCTACGCGGACTTCGAGATTTCTGAAGTTGAGATATTTTTTCTTGCGATTCCTGCAATGACAATCCTTTTTTTAGCCAATATTCAGCCGAAGTTTGACTGATTTTTTTAGGCTGTTTTAACTTTCTGTTGTTTTTGCACAATGATGAACATACATATTGTATAGTCATTATACTATCTTTTTTTCTTATCATTTTTCCGCATTCAACACATGGTTTCATGTGGTTTGCCCTCCAGTAATTTGTGTACGGTATATTTAGCAAATTACTGGAGGGCAAGGATTATTAGTTAAACAAGTTGTAGGATTTCATCATTTACGTACAATTCCGCTACAGTTTTCCATACTAATTGATTATTAGACTGTTGCGTTGAAAACTTATGTTCGTTAGTGGCCTGAATTATTTCACCAGTTTCTAATTCAATTTCGATTACTTCTTTGTCATCAAATGTAAAAGTTTCTGAAACATCAATATCACCATCTAATGTCACAACAACATCCCCTTGCCGAATATCTTCAATATTCTTTGATGAACCGTCTGCCATCCAGATTTTGTGTCCGGCTGTTAAACAACCGCCTGAAATTTTGTCATCTGGATCAAACATGTCTTGTGATTGATAACTATGATTAGTCACAACCATGCCTACATCATACTCGCCGAACATGTTCACGCAGTTGCGTACTAGTGCAGCCAGCGCCCGTGGTTTACGTCCCATGTCTCCTTTGAGGTCGCCTGCTTCAAATTGGTTTACATCGGTAGGTGTTAGCAACATGCCAAGACTATCAAGTACAAAAAGAGTCTTCTTGCGTTCTTCAGGAGCCAGGTCTTTGTACCATGCCATATAACCGGTAATAGTTTTAGCAACATCGTCAATCATAGCTAGGTTGACTTTGAAAAGCTTATCTGGATCAGTATCAACGCCAAGAGGTTTTAACCACTTTTCATCTAATGCGTTTTCTGTATCAATTAAGACAACAAATATACCTTGTTGCTGTGCATTCCGAACCATATTACCAGAACAGATATAAGATTTACCAGAATTATGACTAGAAAATCCATCTCCCCAGTAACGGTGGTTATCATGTAGGACTTCGAAATCAAAACATTCTTGATCATCTATGTCTGTAGTTGCAATAACAGTTTGCGGTCCGCTTGTAGTTAATAAAACATCGCCTACATTCACTTCTCCAGCTAATACCCAATCTTCTGAATCTAATTGTAGAAGATGGGTATATGCACATGATGTAGTGTGTGATTCCGTAATTATTGAAACCATTTGTAATTTGCCCTTATCAAACCATTGACCTATCGGTTGATAACCATCGGGTGTATCTATTTCAATATGGTAATTATTACTAGCGACCATGTTTTTTAATAGTTCTATAGTAACTTCCTGCTCAATAAACATAATTTTTTCCTATACTTTCTAACAAGGTTGTAACAACTACATCAGGTTGTTGTCTATATTCATTTTCCCAAATTATGAGTAATTTAGACACGTGAGATGTATCTTCTTTAATTTTTGTTGCTCTAGTTGCGTCTGTTGTCCATTTTTCTTTCGAACAGTAACCATGTGTAAAAAAATCTGCTGAAAAAAACAATGGATTTCTATGCCAATAATCTCCGTAGAATTCAATGACTGTTTTTGATTCAAGATGATAGAAATCTACTCTAAATCCGCCTATCAATGCTTCGTGTGTAGTTGGCTTAAAATAACATGTTCCTTTGAGTTTTTCTCGAAGAGTTAAAAAAAGCTTATGCGATATATTTGAAAATGGAGACCTATTGATTTGTCGCATTCGTTCGCACATATCGCTGTATGCTGTAATCGCATCATCCTCTGAATATCCCCTAAGTATATATCCATCAATTGATAATGATTTTTTACGATTTATAAGAGAAATTTCTTCAGTACTTTTAGATTGTAATGTATCTAGCCACGATTTAATTCTATTCTCAAATAAAATCTTCCCGCGTTCTTTCCCGTATTTTTCAGTATAAAATTTTAATCCATTAGTGGTTTGAACTCTACGCACTTGCTCGGCTGCATCAGATTCAGTCAATCCCTTACGTAACCAGTATTCAATCGATCTATGTGTATAAATGTTCTTGCCACGTGTTTTTTCAACTGATTTTTTGTTCCTCTCAAGTTGTATCTCTTTAACTTTGTCATTAGCCGCTGCTATATCAAATCCTAAATCTGTCCAATATTTTACAGTATTTTTAAAATGTTTGCTACGCCTGGTGTCCTGTTCGTGCTTAATTTTTTCAAAATTTTTCTTGCCATACCGTAAAAACGCAGAAACATTTGATCGATCAGTTGGTATTTTCATCAATCTACGTAACCTTCCAACATAATTTATTAAATCATATTTTATAAAAGTTGCTATAGTTATATGCCACGTTTCTAATGACTTGCAAGTTCGGTCTTTAAATACTGCATTTAATCTAGTTATCTGTAAATCAGTTAATGCAATATTTCCTAATATTGCAATAACTGATTTCCGTTTCATAAATCTTTTAGCCTGTTTGTTCAACATATTATGTTTCCTAGTATTATTTTTACATAGTATTTATTATTATGCTGGACAAACAGGTAAAATATTATTTCAATTTATATTGTATACGAACCTTGGCTGATGCAGGCAAACAACCACTCTGACCAGCAAACATCGTAACCTTGCCTAATGGGATTCCATTCCTAAAGTTACCAGATATTGCATAATTTAGTGCATAATTACCCGAATCTACCCAGTGTTTTGGATCATTAAATCCAACAGAAATACCTGGAATACTTTTTGTCAGATCTTTTCTAAATTTTGAGATGTCAAAAGGACGCATGTGTGTCTCCAATGCTATAATGATGATGTTTTTTGATGTCACAATTGTAACGAGGGATAACCCTCGTTACAATTTTATGATGTAGCTTACTTTCCTTGCTGACGCTTGCGTATTGCAGCAATAATATCATCAGGAGTTTGCATGCGGGGTTTTTCAACTTGTGTAGTTACAGATTGTGTAGCTTGTGACTGATCTTCCCATGGTGGAGTATCATCAGTTGAGGGTTTTGCCTGAACTTTATTCAGTATTGAATTACCTGTCATGGCAACAGTTGTTTTTGTTGATACAACTGTTGCATCTGCGTCACTACTTGTGGTGTCATTACGCATGCTAGTTGGACGGTAAAATTGGCCCCATTTATCAAGATCATATAGTTCTTGATCAACGCTAGCTTGGAATAGTTCCATTATAGCATTTAGATGTGCTTCATCTGGTTTTTTAGGCAGAAAACTACTTAGGTTCCATAATCCATGAGTATTCATAGCAGCAGTTTCTATTTCTGATAGAGCACGCTCCTTCATAGCCCACTTGCTTGATGCATAGTTTGCATAACCGCCTTTAGTAGTCTTGATAAGGTAGAAATCACGTCCGTGGTCGAAATCAGTAGGACTATTTTCGAGATCTTGATCCATAAGGATTGATTTAATAACATCAAACACTGATGGATTGATGATAAATCTACGGATCGGATTTTCCGGTTCCTGATCATCCTTATTAGGGTTTGATGGAACAAAGCCTTGGAACAGATAGCTCTTCTTTTTGTAATACTTCCGAGCCATGTCTTCGAGGCTCTTGTCTTTCCACCATGGACGAATTTCTGCTGTAATTGGACAAGAGCCTGCTTTCCACATATCTGTGCACGGAACTTGAACATCGACAGGTCTTCCAATAGGATCGCCTTTTACACCAGGAAATGGTAATTTAATGATTAAGCGTTCACACCAGAAAAAATCGTTTGATTCATCGCCGTCTGGTAAGAATCTAAGAGTAGCGCTTGAACCATCTGGATTATTCCAGAAAGGATAAATCGAATTGTCGCCACCGCCATTCTTTGCTCGGTCTTTATTGGCTTGTTGTGCCAGTAGTTTTGCTTGTATTTCTTTAAGACTTAGTGCCATTTTATGTGCCTCCTTTATGTGCCTAATTAGTGTCTAAGACAACTGTAGATCATCATTCTGTTCTACTGTTGACAATACTATTTATCCCAGTTGGTGAAAGCAAATTTGTTTTCGAAAAAAAATTAATCAAAAAGATCCAAGAAATCACTAGGATCAAGTTCGCACGACTCTATCCAGGCTTTTTTTTTGATAAATGGATTTTTGTTCCCATAACGGATCAGGGTCCATACCCTTGTTAATGAACGGTAACTGTGAAATAGACCACGGTCTAATATGTGTGGCTTTAAAATGTCCTAGAATTTCTTTTCCGCCCATTAGACTTTTCATTGCATAAAGAGATGGAAGGTGAAATTCGTCACCATGCATAAATTGCTCAATACCGTCTGTTAGTTGAGTGTCTAAAAAGGCACAGGTTGTTAGGTTAGCAGCAATAGCTCCGGCACGCCAATTAAAATCTGGAGCAAGTAATCCATTAACATGAGAAATGCAGTCCAATGACATTCCACTTTTATATGTAGGGTTAAGTCTAATTTTGGTTTCTTCTTCCTGAAATCCGCCCGGTGGACCCGGGCGATAAAGTATGTCTGATCGTATGCTCAATACATTATCATACACGAAATCATTATCAAGCTCATGTTGTCTTTTCATAATTCCAGCGTGATAATCGTATCAGGTTTGCTTCCAGTAAGACAATGGCAAAAATTTAAAGGTGTGTATAGCATTATTGCAAAATTCATATGACTTCTGCCTGTCAAAAATGCTTTGAATCTCGCTATCGTCAAGAAAAAGGTAATCTATAAGTCTTGAATTATCAAATATTCTGTGTATTGTATTGGATGTGCATGAATTATCACAGGCTAATACAACGTACCAGTCTGGGTGGTTGTATATCCTGTCAAACAAACGTAGGTTATATGGTAGCACATGTTCCCATGTCCTTGCTTGCCCTTTTACAATAATAGCGGTTCTCATGTCCATTTGTAAACCTTTAAACCGATTCTATGACCCAGCCATATTAACTTAGTATTAACATTTGCGTCAGGTTCATCAGCAATAACTCTATATGGGCAAACCGTTTCATTTTCAATTGCATATGTACAAGATGCCCACTTAATGAGTGCCCGTGGATGGCCAATTGCATAATTTTGTGTATCGCGCGAGTCTAATGTTGCAAAACAAATTTCGTCTCCTCTTAGAGGATTTGCCCAATTTGGTATATAATTCGCAAATGCAAAATCACATTGGCACCAAACAATAGCGCCTATCATAGATGAATTAGCGTAAGGCCAACGGGTAAAAAAAATTATTCGATATTAACTTTTTTTGTAGGACTAGACCGCATCTAGTAATGATTTTAAAAACACTATCATTACTAGTGCAGGTTGCTACAATATAATCTTTATCTGCAGGCGGCGCATTTATCGACGAAATAACAAGATAATCAAGCATTAAATTCCAGCAAGAGTTTTAATCCTGACTATTTCATCTTCTTTCATATGACTGCCTTCAGCAGCTATTGAGCGAGCTATTTCAGCTGATTTACTATAGAGGCCTCTATCAAATGATTCCCAAGTCTTATCTGGTTTGAGTTGATGTAATGCGTCCGATTGACCAACTACCATTACAGGCCATGCCTGAACAAGTACAGCTAACCTACCACCACTCAGTTTTAATACATCACCATCTTCTAAATCATCATCGGTTTGAGTTATATCATATACCTCGCCGTCACTATACTGTGTCATATCATGCACAGTTGGACTCATAGGTCCTTTTTCTTTCCGGCGTATAAGATCTTGTGCCGCAGACATTGACTTGCTTCTCTTCCAATCTTTATCTGTAAACGGTCCCTTTCCACCGAAGCCAGGAACATTGCCTTGTCCAGATTTTTGAACATATGATTTTAATGTATCAGATGATATTTCATTTAATTCATTATCTTCGCCAAACGCTCTTCTATACGAATTAGGATCCATGCTTGTTTTAGATCCAACGACGCTCAGGCCTTCGCCGCCTAACAGCAGATCATACATCAGCTTGACAATATCACCTGGTCTACGTTTACTGTCAATTGCCTGCGATAACCACATAACCTTTTGTGGCTTCATAGGCTTCTGGCTCGGTGTTGAAATTAATTTTTTGGCAAAATCTTTCATTTGACCAAGATCTTGTAACTTTTCTAGGTGTTTTATATCATCAATAGTGAAATTGTCAGCAGGACCTTCTTCTAAGGTGTCTTCACTTTCATCAACAACTATATCCAGTACATCTACAGGTGTGAAATAAACTTCGTCGTCGCCTTCAAATTTTACAGGATATTCATTTCCTTCTGGTTGGCCAACTACTACACCATGCTGGCCGCTTTCTTTATGCTTTACGTGATCTCCCTTAAGAAATCCATTAGATTCATTAAAGTCATCTTCATTCATTGCGGCGTAATCATCGTGGTCTATGTAAAAATCACTATCAGGATCGTAGTATTTTCCTTCTTTTGGATCATAGTACACAGTCTTTCCACTTTTAGTCATAAAAGGACCTTCAAGCCCTGATCTTTCTTGATAGCGATCTGTGTTAATTGGCCGCACTGCATGCCAACCTTCACCTAAGGTTGTAGCTTTTTCTCTAAAAGCTTTAACAGCTCGTCCAGGCGGGTCGTATGGCATATTGAGATTATCTACATATTCCCACTTATCGCCAACTTTTCTAACTATTTCGTATTCGTTTTTAACAGTGTGTGCGTCATGCCTATCCGGGAACCAAGTTAGATAAAGATCGCCCGCTTGGTCTATAACTTCTCCTGGAAAACCTGGAATAAATCGTATTTTACTTGTGTCGCTTGAAACTTCTGAATTTTCAACAACATTGTCTGCACCAAAAATTTTAGTTGGATCAAATTCACTTAAAAAATTATCTATCTCGATTTCTTCAGGTAGGTATTGTTCATCCTCTACAATGTTTAAGCTGCTGTTGATAGCTTCTCGTACAAATGACAAGTCTTCTTCTGTTGGGCGTCTATTATCTGCAATCATTATAGCTATTTCGGATAGTCTAGCTGCAGAACGTGTATCCTCACAAGCATCTGACAGTTCTTTCAACTGTAATTGCAATCTTTCCTGCACTGGCATTCCGGAAGGAACATTTGATACGTTTGGACGTCTAGACCATTTGAATTGAGGTTTTGCCGGAAATGGACTTGCTGTGCCGACATATCTAGCTGCAACTGACAGATCCGAATAGGTATCATCTCCTTGTTGGCATGAACATTGTTCAGCAAATATCTGCAAAAGATTTTCTGTCGCTTGTTCGTCAAGTATAACCGTAGGCGAAACAAGTATAGAAGCAGCGTTTTGATACCCTTTTGGGCCTTGTACCGATTTCATACGCTTGTTAATTAGATCTAATTGTTCTCTTATACCAACAATGTATTCACTTAAGACTTGATTTTGTCTCATAGTAAATGCAGCTCTTTTTAAAGAAACATAATCGGCACTGAGAGAATATAATGATTCTGCTATATCGTCAAAATTTGTGCCGCCGTTGCTTAAATGCCTTGCAAAAGCTTTGGCCCCATTTAGATGCAAATGCGGATATGCAAATCTTTCACCATTCTTGTTTTCAACAAAAATTGCTTTTACATGCCTTGTTCTAGCACCATGTTTGTCTTGATTAACAACATCACTGTGCCTAACAATAACTTTTGCCTCGCCGATGCGTTGAAAGGAACTCTTTGTTGTCCCAAACCATTTACTAATGTCTTTGCTTTCGTGTATGTTGTTCACGGCTTCCTCCCGAGGTTCTATTTCTTTGTCAAATACCTGCCAGATAACGTGTATGCCTTCTTTTTGTCCAACAGACTTTCGTATATGATGTCTAATCTTGTAAATTTTTGACCAGTCTTGCTCGTTGCTTAACTTTGGTGTTTTCAAGTTAATATAACTATTTTGTCCATTATCAATTACTGACACTAGAAATGTAAATTTTTCTAATGCAGGGTTATGGCTGCGATTGACTGCGAAAAATCTTGTTGCTTCGTCTGGATCAATTGTTTCATTGCCTTTTGCATCGTACATGCGTACGCTATCACATGAGCCTTTTAGAATTCCAAAAATCTTATTGGTAATAATTGACCAGTTAAAACTCATTACATGCTCCAGCAATATAGTCGTGTATTTAGTTAAGGATTACTGAAAACGGCAATGGATCTCTGTGTTCTGCCTCATTGTCGTCAAAAACGTCTTTGAGTAACTCGCCTACTTTATCATCCCAGTTTGTGACCATTTGCATCATTCTTACACATAACAATGTGCTCATAACACAATCATCGTGCTCGCCTTGTTTAGCTGCGAAACTATCGCCTTTGCTAACAAAGAACTTCAACTGCTTAACCAACATTTTACTATGTATTTTTAATTTGTTGCTTTCCAATAAACTTTTTAGTTTGGCACACGCATTTGCTTTACTGCGTCCATTGGTATTCAAACCTCTGCGGTATCTAATCAAGCCCGTTTTGCGAGGTTCATTTAATATTACAGCGTTGAAATTTTCCTCACCTATTTCCAAGATGGACTGTAAGGCTGCTTCGCCCCACGTGTTGTTTTCAAAAGTATAATAGATATCTGGTTCACCTTTATAGCCTTGCTTTTTACATTCTTGATATATGAAATTTATAATGAGTTGCATATTTCGCACTTGATTTGGAATACTAGTCTTGTTGCTTGTCCATTCTGCAATTTGTGTCATATCCGGCAGACTAAAAACCTGGATGCAGGCAGGGTCTTTACCAATGCCAGCACTTGGATCCAGGCTCACAAGATAGGTTTTGTCAGGTGTGATTGTGCTGTAGTAGCGTGTTTCACCAAGTTTAAAAAGGGGTTCATTTCCGCGTAAACGTTGCAGTGTTAGACTGCTTATCAATGTACTTTCTTCGCCTGCAAATTTGCATTCATATTCGCGTTGAAAACGCTCATCGCCGATTTTTGCTCGCTCAATTGCTGCCCATTTTTCGTCGCGACCTGGTACGTCACTGTAATGTGCTGAGAAAGCTTTGAAGCCGTTTATACCAAGCCCGTCAGGAACTTCAAACCCATCTTCATCTATTGTATTAACTGCGCCAAGCCAAAGCTCTGCAAATGTATCTTCGTCACTAGCAGGTGTCGATGTGATTATACACTTCCCACCTGTAGCTAGTGTAGGTGCCATAGCAGTCCAAAATTCCACTGCAACACGTGGTCTAACGTAAGCAAACTCGTCTAGGTAAAGTAAACTAATCGACATGCCTCGACCACTGTCCGGAGTTGTTGTTGTAGCTACAATACGCGATCCGTTGTCAAATTTAATAGATGTAACATTATATTCTACAACACCGGGTCGGATATGGTCGGGTAATTCTTCGTATGCATATTTTATACGCATCATAATTTCATTTGCGCTTTTGAATTTATTAGCTGCAATTAAAACAGTAACATCTTCGTTAAACATGGCATACCACAGCATATAGCCAGCTGCTGTTGTGGTTTTTCCGCTTTGACGCGGAATCATTGCAATGGTGTTGCGATTCTTCCAGTATGTCTTTACTAAATCTTTTTGGAAGTGATATGCTGTAAACGGCATTTTACCGCGCAAAGGATGCTGTATATACATAAAATGCTCCATGAACCAAAGAGGGTCCTGTGCACACTGCGCAAGTTCGCTAAATTGTTGCTGTGTTAGCGTTATTTTTTTAAAAGCTGGTTTTAACTTTTCATAATTGCTTGTATTTTTTGACATGTTAATTCAAACTATATAATTCGCTTACTGCGCGATATGTTTTTGGTTGATCTCCTGAAACACTGATTAGTATTTCAGCAATTACAGCATCTATAGATTTATGCCAATAATTTAGAAAATTATGAGTACGTAATAGTTCCGGTATGTGGTCTTCAAACCCCCAACTAAATTCCTGTAAAAGGCTAGGGCGATCTGGCATCCAGTAATATACTTTTAATAGTACGGGTTTTGTAGATTTTATTATCATTGTTGCCTCCTTCAAAAAACTAGAGGCAACTTTGATTATTTAAATGCATGTTGCCTCACTATTGTACTCATTGGACTGTGACTACCATCATCTACTGGTTCTTCATCATGTAGTGGATCTTTATCAAAACTGGGCTTTGTAGGGTCACTGAGCGGGCTCATGGCACCGCTTTCGTTTTCTCTTTCAGTTTCTTCCAGGTATTTGGTATAATCATTTATTAGTTTATTATGTAATTCCTGTATTAAACCATTATCACCTGCACTACCTTTAATGCGTTGCGGATTTTCAACTGCTTGCCAAATATATTCAGGTTCATCAATTTCTTCACCTTCGTCTTTGAATTTACGATGACCATAATCGTATTCAGCTACATCTTCTTCTAATTCAACATTTTCATCCATAGTTGGATCATAATAATCAATCTCGCCGCCACGTTCTCGTGCGTCAGCGCATCTATCGCATTGGTAGCCTAATTCAACATCTCTAGCTGTCAGTCGGTTAGGATAACCACATGTCGGACAAGGTCGATTGCGTATACCTGCTCTTAGTGAGCTGCGCCCGCCGGGATCTGCAAAATCATCATCATCAAAATCATCATAATCATCATCAAAATCATCATAATCATCATCATCATCTACGTTGTTTTCAGCAATTCCTGTAGTTACATCATCAGATGCGGGCTCAGCTGCTTTAGTTGGCAGTCCTGCATTTTTTCGCAAATCATTTAAGCCGTGCATAACATCTGCGTTGGCTTGTCCATCCATAGGCTCTTGTATTGGGCCGGCGTCAACTGCTTGCATTGCTTGGTCGTCAGCAGACATTTCAGGATCAACTGGAGCTCCAATTGGGGAAGAGGCAATGTCTGCAGTTTGCGTGTGCGGTTCAATTATTCCTGCTAGTTGTGCAATGCGTGCAACTTCATCAGCGTTGACACTTTGCACGTCTATCATGGTTGTGTCACTTGTTACGTTTAATTTATATGTGCGTTCCATTTTAGTTTTTCCCTTTTGGTTGCACCAGTTGCTTGGCTTTGCCGGTAGCCGGATCTTTTACAAACTTAACCTTTTGTTGAGCATTGTCGCTCATGGTGCCTTTACTATTGACATATGCTGTATCAATCGGTTGTTTTGTTGAACCAGCTGTAACAGGTTTTGGAGTATCAATATGAGCGTTGAAATCACTAGTGTCTTGTATAGGTTCTCCTGGATCAATATCTTCCATTTGTAGCCAGCTGAATAAAGGTGCCGATGGCTCAATTTCCATACTTGGACGACTGTCTGCAATACCAGCAAGATATGATAGTAAACCTTTGTTATATTCGTTTCCAAACAATGGTTCTACCGGTGGTTGTTCGGATTGATTGTACTCTCGATCTGTGCTTAATCTTGCAGCATGCTCATCACCGGCTGCTTCAGATTCTTTATCAGCTAATCTGCGCCATATGTCATAGTCAGCATAGCGTTCAATTGGTTCATTTGCTGCTCGTACAACAATATATTTTTCAGGTATATTTGAACAAAGTCTAAGATCCTGCTGTAAAATATAAGGGACGCAAGGTGTTCCAACTGTAAATTCCATTTTGTAGACATCCTTATTAGGAATGTCAATGAAGTCCATGTGGTCTTCTAATATTTTTTCAGGGGTAGTGATGTGTTTAAGATCAAGTTTCTTTAACCATTCTCCGATAATTTGTACCTGCTCAGCTGTTGGCTGTTGTGAAAATTTGATCACGTAATTGTGATCTTTTGAACTTTCAGCAAGATATTCACTAAAACTTTTCATTTCAGACGGCTCCTATGTTCTCTATTTATCACTGCTATTCATTTGACGCAGTTGTTTGAGTATCTCGTTCCTATCAAGTGCAACTGCTGTGCCATCTACAGTTTCTTTTTCCGGAGCTGTTTGCCTATCTAGTTTCAATTTATCAAGCTGCAATTTTAAAAGTTTCAGTTTTTTTTCAACTTTGTTGTTTTTGGCATCTACTGCAATTTTCAGCATGGCACTTGAACTGCTAAAAATTTCTCCTGCGTGTCTTACCTCTACATTCATACCCAATTCTTGTAAATCTTTGTGGGCCTGTATAGCTAGATTAGCCAGTTCATCCATTTCTGTATCATGGACATCATGCCCATCAAGTTGATGTAGTTGCGATTCTATTTCTTTAGCGTCAGCGAGGGCTTGCTCTAGGTCATTTTCCGTAATTTGATATTCCGGTGTCATGTTTGGTAGGTCAAGTGCGTCTTCTAATTTGGCAAATGCTTTACTCATAACCGTATTTACTTATTTTTATTTGTTTCGTTTAATATTTTTGCCTTTTGCAACGAATATATCATCTTCTGTAAGAATTCTAAATTGTAAACCGTGTTTTTTGCAATACAACATTGCGGCCGCCCATTTTGCAGTATTGACAACTAGCGCAGCCTTGTCTCTTTTGCTTTTAGCGTTTTCCAATATAGCTTCTTTACGTGGCTTGACTTCGATTATTTCAGCTCTTTGTTTTCCAAATTTATCTTTGTAGACTACCATAAAATCTGGATAATATGTATGTAATTTACCAGTCAAAGGATTTTTATAAGGAATTGAAATGCTTTCACTTGCCCAGTTTATGACATTAGGATGAGTATCAAGCAGTCTCATTACCCGCAGTTCCCATGCGCTTCTATATACTGGAACTGCATTACCTACAAGCTTTTTTGGATTCAATGGTGTAAATTCACCTTGGCTGTATTTTGTCATAATTTACCCTATAATTGCTGCGCTAAGTGATCCTCGTAACGTAGGATTTCTGGGCCATGGTGGCGACCATGCGGATATCTGTTGATTTACCACTCCGACTGCTGTAGTTGAAGGTGCAAGAGCGTTATATGCGGCCAGAAGTTGTAAGGTTGGCCCTGCTGGTGTAATTAACGTGCTAACCGGGATTCCTTGTGTAGCTGCAACATAGGCTGCAACGGACGCGATGCTTTGTACCAGCTGTTGGGGTACGCTACTTCCATAATAACCGGCAGCGAGTGAGAGTGCAGTTGCGGAAATTATAGGATTATTACTTTGTTTGGGATTGGCTAGTAAAGCCGATGCAGGGCTTGGCAGGGCAGTCAACAGCTGGCCAGTTAGAGTATTTTTATACTGTAATCCGCCGCTGGCAGAAGTTATTGCTATCTGGCCGCTTTGTTGAGCTATCTGTTGTGTGATCGTTTGTGCAGTAAAATTGTTAGGTGTAGGTGTTTTGGTACCAAAATTTAGATTGGTAGACAAAGATGTTGTAGGGATTACCGCAGCTGGTAAAGATGCACCCGGAGCAAAGGCTATAGGGCCTGTACCTGCAGTCGGTGGCGGAGTAGCCGGTAATGATAAAATTGGAATAGTCGGGTTGGACAAATTGTTTGATTGAAAGGTTGGTACCGCTATAGTCGGGTTTGTATTTAGATTTGTGGATGTAAAAATTCTAGGTATCGCTCCTTGTGTTTGGAACGCAGCCGTTTGACTTGGATTGATAAAATCATCAGCATCAAACCCAAAGTTTGGCATATAGCCATAGGGTGCGCCAGTAGACGATATAGGTTGTGCGAATGCAAAATAATCTAGTGCTTCATATTTAAGTGTTAGGTTAACTGTTGTAGGGTCGCTTGATGAGTAGTCTTGATTTCCCCAATCAACTGAAGTTATTTTTGGATTGACGTAGTTAAATGCAGTATAGGTGTTTGCAAACAACGTATATACACTAATGCCTGTAAAAAAATTAGTTTGAGCGTCTAATATAGGCATGAAACCCCAACCTGCTCCTAAAGAAAATGTAGGGTCTACTGGGGACTGTGCGTAATCGATACTTGGTGTGGTAGGAGATGTGGTTCTACGACTATCAGCAAAATAATAGGTAAAATAATCGACCCATGTTGCAAGAGGACTGTTATCAACTGTATCGTAAAGAGTTAATGACGCGTCTTGGTATTCAATTTTTTTATAAACAACGACCTTTTTATTATATTGATTCAAATCTTCGGCTATGAGATTCACTTTTGGTCTGTCAACAGTTTTAACCTTAAACGTGAGACTTCTGTTGCCATTGTATGTATTAATTGCGTTGGTGTTACTATTACCAAGCATTGTTTGTGCACCAGGGCTTAGGAAAAATTGTACATAAAATTCAAACGACGGTTTTGGAACAGCCGTCATATATTGTCCTTGATTGCTTGTGCCGAATGCTCTACTCGCAACTTGTGGTGATCTTAAAAATACCTGTGTCATAAAAATATTTATCATAAAAAAACGGCGCAAATTGCGCCGTTTTTTGTTCTGCATGCCCGGAGTTGAATAAAATTAAACTGATGCAATACCACTTGAAAGCGGCAAAGCTGGATTGAACGCTAGCGGAGCAATGCCCGTCAACGCCGCTTCATCGCCTTGTGTAGCATTGTCGTATCTAACTGTTAGCGTTAGCATAACTGCATCCGAACTACTATAATCCATGCTATCATATGCAACTGTTTCTAAATAACAACCTTCCAGATACCAACTCTCTAGTACAGAATCATTTAGTCCTTGTACGGTTCCATCTAGTGTTTGAATAAACATAGAGAATTTGTAGTTAATACCAGCAGCAGCAGCTGATTGCGTATAGTGGTTCATCTGTTTCTGCAGTTGACCGCTAACCATTGAAGTAATGTTATTTGTTACATCATCTCTAAGGGTAATTTCAATAGTCTGCCATTCTGGTTTTTGAGCTATATATGTTATGTTGTTATAGCTGTGTAGCGGTGTATTGTTAAATTGTATCGACGGACGTGCAGCCGTGACTACTTGAATGGTAAAAACAGTTTGATTGCTGGCTCCTGTAGATCCAAAACCATTTGTTATGATTCTAAATCTGTGTTTTAGTTTTGGCATTAGAATACCTACACCAGTTTGAGCAGGCAATGGTACGCCAAATTTGTCTACTGTTGTCAGTCCAGGATTAATTGGTGAAACTAATGACATTATATATCCTCCGTATTTGCTATCTTATTTATGACGCAGTCTTAATTTCTAAGGGTGGGGTATTTTGCAGTTGCGGTTTGAAAAAATTATAATTGACAATGATCTATACATGTGATTCTGTAACAAGTGATACACTGTCTAACGAGTTGTTGCAAAAACTCGAATTATTTGTTAGTAACCAGCAAAACGAGCATCACGATCATCCAGCCGTAATAAACATGGGGCACAATCCCTACACAGGACTATTGTGGAATATTCAAAAACAACATAGATGGCAAAGTGCCCAAGGTAGTATCGCTATCCTACTCCATTCTGATAAGATAGTAGGACTAAGCTGCGTTGAATTATCAGATGAATATAAAAATTTCAATATAACAATCGGCGGGGTTCGCTGCTGGCTTGATAAAAGACATAGGACAGAAAATCAAGTAACCAAATATCTTTTGTCACAAAATTTGTCATGGAGTATTAAACAAAAAGCTGATGCTATGATGCTTACATTTAACGACTATAACAAAATCATTTATGATACTATACGCAACAAAACACAAGGAAGAGCTGCCGGGTTAGGAAAGATATGGAGTTCTTGGTGGAATAATTGTATTTGTATTTCACGCCCATTAATTGTTAGAAACACTGCGCAATGGTGTGTTTTAAAACCTATAAACGAATTAGTAACGCTGCAAATAGCCAAGGAACTCGAGTATGATTAATGTATATGAACAATTTGAATTAACCTTAGGAAATCATCTTCAATATTGGTTTAACGATAACAGAGGGCAACATTGGCGAAATGATCCTTTAGAAGTTGCTCATTGTTGCGTAGGTGAGAATTACATCAATGCGCAATCAAAAACTTTTAATCAATCAATAACAGACACAGCAAATGTTTTTTATTCAAGGCATGGCAGTGATTTTTTGCTCTTTCTTAGTGGCGGGCTAGACAGCGAAGTGGCATTACAAACTTTTATAAATGCTAAAAATACAGTGAAACCTTTTATTATACGTTTTACTAATGAGCTTAATAAAGAAGATGTATCCGACGCACTGAGATTATGTAACACCAACGGAATAGAGCCTATCATATATGAATTTGATCCTTTACAATTTTTTCATTCAGGAGAATGGAAAAGAGTGGCTGAGACATATCAGTGTTACACATTCTATCAACAAATGTTGATTTACATTGCAGAACGTACAAGGAAACCTATGATCACTGTAGATGAGGTAGAAGTTGCCAAATTGTCAGACAAATGGTATTTTGTAAAAAAGGAAGATCAGGACGGTTGCTGGCATAGATTTGTAGAACGCACTAGTTGTCCCGCATATAATAATTTTTATACGTACGATCCTGCTACAATTTTAGCATTTATTCAATCGCCTACTGTGCAAAATCTTATAAATGACAAAATACCAGGTAAACTAGGCTGGAATTCCAGTAAACACAAAATATACACCGAATTAACGGATTTTGATCTTATTCCTAGAAATAAACGTCACGGAATGGAAAGATTAATGCATATATGGTGGTATGTATTAGAACACACTGCTAGAATATTGCATAATTCGCCTGTGGATTTTAAATTTGAAGCAACATCGATAATTCCGCAACTTTCCACAGGCAAAGGTTTAATATGCAATTCTCTGTAAAATGGTTAGACTACAGCGACAGACACGTCATTAAAGACATAGCCAAATCTGTTTACACCAAACCAAGTCACTTATACCCTACAAATTTAAGCGGTGATTCTCCTCTCTATAATTATTTTTTGGTGCCGCCATCGGTTATAGGTTCTGATCAGCGTAAGGTTGCTGTAATTGTAAACAGCAACGGAGAGCCTGTTGTTGCAACAGGTGTTCGAGAATTAGGAAACATTCCTGCTTGGTTATTAAGTTGGACTGTAAGTTCAATATCTTCTATGTCGTTTGTGGCTGCATGGAGACAAACCTTAAATTTTACAACAGCCTATTACGAATCAAAAAGTATAAATGAATTTTACGTGGTTAGTCCGGTTGAGCGCGAAGAAGCATATAGTAGAATGACAAGTTTTATGAGAAACCGATATTGGACTTTTGTCGAGCAAACTATCCCCAAAGGCACTAGGCCAACACACAGTCTTTATCATACCATAACTGGTAACATTTTATATACATATGATATAAACATAAGAAGGTATATTTTGAAAAGAGATCCTGTATGATTAATTGGTTAAAGCAAAACTATCACACATATAAAGTAACTGGACAAATTCCAGCATTTTTTGCCATAATTGGCCCATATCATTTATTAGCACTTATAGGCATAATTGCTGCATATTTCACATGGTCTTGGTACTATCTTGTATATTTTGTGCTTGGATATGTTGTTTTTGGAGGTATAGGCGATGCGGTTATATTACACAGACACCTATCTCACAATAGTGTTGCGTTGCGACCCAGATTAAAACCGCTACTATATTGGATAGCTTGTATAACAGGCCAAGGCTCGCCAATCTGGTGGGCAGCATTACACCGTGGCTATCATCATGCTTATTCTGATAAAGAAAAAGATTTGCATTCACCTATGAAAGGTAAATGGTCAGCTTATATGGGATGGATGTTAGCCATTACTCATGATACTGTCAATTTGAAGTATGCGGCAACCTTACTAAGAGATAAACATTTGATTTTTTTCCATAAACATTACAACAAAGTGATATGGGCTACCTTAGCAGTAATCTTTACAATAAATCCAATGTTCTGTCTGTGGTTTGTAGTTATTCCGTGCGTATTTG